TGTAACACTTGCGTTACCACCAATGTGTCCATTCATAAGTGCAAAGAAAGCAGCTGATGTTACGTTTCTTACTTGTGTTTGTGGAGAGTACAAAGTTTTACCAATTTGCACACCAACTTTACCTTGCATAATTTCTCTGTATATTGGTATATTAATTAAGTCATCTAATAGACCACCTACACCTTGAAACATTTGTACATACTCTGGATCTGCGTACAACTCCATTAAATCAGACTTCATATGTCTACCAAGTCTAGGTAATTTTTCTACCTTTTGAGCGTTTAAAACACCAGCATTAATTGCTTCCTCACGACTGTTGAACAGCCATTTATTTTTTAGACCTGATTGAGCTATGTAATCTGCAGCTCTCTTGTTTGCCATTGCAGAAATCATTTCTGCTGTGGTTGTTCCTACAACTGCTTTTAAATTTTTTTCAGGTCCTAATAAATTTTTAACAACAGTAGGTAATTCCTCTCCTGTTTTTAACATATTGTAATCTTTAAACCTTAATAATTTTGCTATTTCTTTTAATTGTGATAGTGGATTTTTACCTTCAGCTCTACCTAATCTTAATACTGATTCTACCATCATTTTTGCAGATTCGTTATAAGCTCTTTCTTTGTTTAATTTTGGAAAGTCTTTCACAGAAATTAGTCTTAAATCTTTATTTTTTTTAATAATATTTGTTGATACCCAATCAACAGCATTGTTATAAATTTTTTGATCTGGTGCATAATTAGGATTTGTAAACGTTGAAAAAGATTTAATTAAATAACTATTAATTCTACTAGCTTCTATACTAGCTAATTGTTTTGTAAGTTTATCTGCATTTTTATCTTTAGGTAAAGATTTTTGAAACTCTCTCATTACATTTGTAATTTCTTTTTTTAAATCTGCAGCCAATGGTTGTAATTCTTTTGGTAAATCATTTCTTTTAATTTGATCTCTTAAAAATTGTTCTACTTGGTCAAGATAATGTTTTTGTAAAGCAGGAGAACTTGTTAAACTATTGTGTTGATTTTGAAAACCTTTTGCTAAATTGTAAGCTTTTTTCTCTAAGCCCTCCATAGTTCTATCTAATTTTCTTGCTCTACCTTTTATAAAAAGCATAACTTGTTCTGATACACCTTCGATGTCTTTTGGTGATTTACCAAAAGATCTAAAGTAAGATAATATGTTATCTAATTTTTTAATTACTCTAAGTTCTCTGTTAGGGTTTGTTACAGAATACAATCTCCAATCTTCAAACTTTGGTAATTGTTTTACAATTTTACCAGAAAAAGCAGACACAATTGTAGGAGCTATTGCCTTTGTTAACACAAAATCTGTAGCATTTCTTATTCCTTTAGCAGTTCCTGTTACAACTGGTTTAACAGCTTCTCTTGATCCAAGATACGTGATTGGTCTAAATACAGCATTATTTATACCTTTAGCTCCTAGTGATGCAGTTGTTTTTACAAAAGGTGCAAGACCATATTTATAACCTTGTTGTAACCCTTTTCCTATGATTGGGAAACCAGCTCCTATTAATGTCCCTTCTGCACCATATTTAATTTTGTTTCTAAATTCTGCTGCAGCTCTTTTTCTTCCTGTTAAACCCTCTGTTGCTTCTGGTTCAAAAAATAAAGATTGTCTTCCAGGTTCAGACACTAGAAAATCTGTTGCACCAACAACTGTCATGCCTTCTATAGATCTTGATGCAATCTTACTAATTTTTCTTTGTCTTGCAGTCTTACCCATTTTTTCAACAATGTTTTTAACTTGTCGAAAGGTTTTAGTTCTGTTTAAAGATTTTTGAATAATACCACCTGGTATTCCAAACTGAACCATTAATGAAACAAGATCACCTTGCCAAGTTTCTGGTCTATCTGGTTGTTTTTTAGGATCTTTCATCATTTCATCAAATGATTCTAAAAAGCTAGTGTTGAAGGTGTAATCTAATCCTGTAAATAAAGCGCTCTTAAGAGCTACGTAAGTATCAAAACCTCCTGCATCTATACCTTTTCTAATTTCATCAAAACCAGATATGTAATCTTTTTCTCCCTCCATTCTTTCTAATTTTTTAATTACATCTTCTTTTTGTGTTAACTTGCCAGCAAGTGTTAATTGTGGACTTAAAGACAAACCAAACCTTAATAGACTAGTATCTTTTGCGTCTTTGCCTTTGAAAGCTTCTATTATAGGTCTAATATATTTTACAGGTTTTTTAGGTTCTCCAATACTTTCTAATGCAGATAAAAATGTTTGCTGAAACTCATCAAGGTTTCTTACATTTCCAGGCTCGGTCGCAGGTTTCTTATAAGGTCTCTTTCGTTGCCTTTCTATAGCAGTTTCATCTCTAGCCATGTTATTACTCCTGTGGTAAAACTAGATTGACACTATACTTTTGATTAAATAAATCTACGTCTTGTTGTGTTGCTATTGTTGCGAAGTCTTCTAATGCTTCTGGACTTAATGCAATAAGTTTTACGATATCATCACCTATCTCTTTTGGTAATCTAGCTCTTAAAGTTGCAAAATCTATTTTAGGTTCTTCTGTTGTTTCTTGGTCCGCGGGCATTGATTCACCACCCATTTGTAATCCAATACGACCACCTTCAGCTTTCGCTTCCTCTACTTCAGGCACTGCTGCAAAAAATTCTGCATATCTTCTGTATGCTTCTTTCAACAAATTAGGATCACTTTTACCATCTGGATATTTATCTATCATTTGACCTGGGTTATTGGGATCAGGTATTTGTTCATCTTTTAGTGAATTAATAATACCTTTTAAAACATCTGCAGCAAAATCAGTTTGTTGCATTAATGATTTACCAACAGAGTTTTCTTTAGATAAATAATTTAATCTAGCTTCAGCTTTACCTAATTCATTTTCAAGACCTGTCTCCCCTCCTGCAATCCTATTCTTAAGATCAGTTATTTTACCCATTGTTCTTTCAATATCATTTGCTATTTCAAGTTTAGCATATGTCTTACCACTAGTTCCACCAGCAGCCTCACCTTTAGCTTCTATTAAAGTTTTAAATAAATCTGCATCTGTTGCAAACTTTGTAGCTCTTTCAGTATCTATATCTTTAAAAAGTTGTTCTGTTGGTGCTTTAGCTGCAGATGCAACTGTAGAGAAGAAACCACCTTCTGGTGGTCTTGATAATAAATCTAAACCAAATGTAGTTAAAAATCTTGAAAGACCCTCACCCTGTGGTCTTTGAAATTGTGGAAACATTTCTTTTGCGGTTTCAAATTCTTCTTTAGTCGGTAACACACGACCTGCATCAAAGTAATTTTTTCTTGGTGTATCTAGTCCTGTTGTAATGCCAGTTCCTGCAGAACCACCTATTCTAAACATTGGTCTTTTTAAAATTCTATTCATTACT